GACTGGTGGAAGAATATCGTTTCCATCAAGCATTTCACAAGCTTGCAATCAATTGATTGGTTGATCACCGGAACCATCGGCTCGCTGCCGACAGTGGGCGAGCAGGGCGAGTACACCGAGTTACCCATCGGTGACAACGGCGAAGTCGGCACATGGAACAAGTACGGCGGTTATATCGGGCTGACGCTCGAGGCCGTGCTGCGTGATGATGTGCGCGCTTTCAAGCGTCTGCCCGATGAGGTTGCCATGGGCGCGCTCCGCAATATTTCCTCTTTGGTTGCCGGCATCTTCACAGCCAGCAGCGGAGCAGGCCCAACGCTTTCCGATGGCGGCGCGCTGTTCAATTCCACAGCCACCACCACGGCCGGAGGCCATGCCAATTTATTGACCACCGCGCTGGGCACGGACTTGGTCGCATGGCGCGCAGTGGAAGCCGCCATGTTCAAGAAACCCATGCACGTGAAGAACGCGGCCGGTTATTACGGCACCGGCAAGCCGCAAGCGGTAAAGCCCAAGTTCCTGTTAGTGCCGCAGGACTTGAAGGGCGCGGCTGATGATCTGTTCTTGAAGTCATGGAACGCGGCCGGTGTGAATATTCCTTACGGCGCGGTATCTCCCATCGCCGTGCCCGAATGGACAGACGCCAATGATTGGGCGGCCGTGGCCGACCCGAACATCCTGCCAGGCATCATGATCGGCGAGATCTTCGGCCTGCAGCCGCAGGTATTCCTCGCCGGTTCAGAGAGCGACCCCGCCATGTTCGCCAACGATGAAAGCCGAATCAAGGTTCGGCAGTTCCTTGCCGTTGGTATCGCAAACTGGCGCGCGCTCGCAAAGAACAACGTTCCGTAATCAATCGTAGGGGCGAGCGACCCGCTCGCCCCTTTCAACCAAATCCAAATTCAAAGGAGACCAGACCAATGAGCAAAGTAATAAGCAAGACCTATAGCAAGTTCATCGTGCCGATGGTTCTTTTTTTCGCCTTGCATGCTGAGTTCGTCAAAGCGGCATGGGTGAAGAATGGACAACTCGGAGGCTATGTTCATGACACGAACATGGCGCAATATATCCCGCCCGTTTCCTGCCATTTCGTTGTCGGCACATGGACGCAGGCGGCCGGCTCGGTATCTGGAACCATCGCCATGCACAAAGCAGCTGCGGCCGAGACCAATGTCATTACGATACCGATCACCATTCCATCGAACGCCATCGCCAACAAGGGCGCATATCTCAAGAGCATCGAAATCGATTATGAGGTACTTGTTGCCGATCTCACCAGCAGCACGCCAGTGGTTAATCTTGTCACACGCGGCGCTGAGGGTGCGGTTGCTGTCGTGGCCGCTCAGACTTTCACGCAGACGCCAGTCCTGGCTACTGCAAAGACAGTCGGAAAGCACAAGTTAGTGCTGACCATCACCACGCCATTTTGGGTTTCAAATCTTCAATATGTGATGGTCCAGCTGACCAATGTCGCGCCGGCTACCACCACATTCGACCTGCTGAGCATCGTCGCCAATTACACCGAGCGGATGTAATGGACGATTATCGCCCTTCCTCCATCGTTGTATCTCTCTGCAAGAAGCTGCACGCTTTGCCGATTGCAGAGAGTGACCGTCTAAAAACGGATGGTGTTCTTGTGATCGTCGTCGCGGATGGCCGCAAGCTGACCTTCACCAAAGACGACATCACGCGCACATTGACCGAGCCGGCCGTTGAAAATCCAACAGCCGCGCTCGAAGGCGCTTTGCATGCTGAAAGCAAGCCTGCAAAGACGCGCAAGAAAAAGGAGCAGACCAATGCTGAATAAATTTCAATTGCTTCTCCGGAGCCGCAAATTTTGGGCGTCGATCGTTGGCGTAGCGCTGATCGTGCTGCGAACCTACGTGCCGAATTTCCCTATCGCCGATGCCGATTTGACCAAGATCGTGTTCGTGATTGTCGCTTATGTCTTGGGGACCGGCCTCGAGGACAGCGCTCTCAGCTTGGCCAAAGTGACGAAGGGATAATTTTGGGATTTCGCGCCGACCGATAAAGAATGATGTCGGCGCTTATCTTCTCCTCCTGGGCGCAAGGGTTAATCCGCCCTTGCGCCCTTCGGTTTTAAGAAAGGATGTTCTATGTCAATTCAAATTTTGGATATCTATGAGGGCAATAAATTTGATGCAGATCAAGAGAAAGCCACAGGCACGGACGCAGTTCTGATCAAGGGCGGCCAGGGAGAGTATCAGGATTATGCCGCGCATGATTGTCATTACATCGATGATTGCGAGCGCGTGGGTTTGCCTTGGGGTATTTTTTGGCAGATGGATGCGCGCTATTCTCCGGAGAAGCATAAAGCTGCATTGAAGTTATTTCACGATAAAGAAGGCTTCGGCCGGCTCGGCCTCTGGCTGGCGTGCGAAAAGCCGTTCTACCCACTGCCTGATTTTTTGTACAGCAAAATGCCTTACGCATATTACAAGCCCATCGAAAGCGTTTGGCGCGGCATGTTCGATTACAGCGGCGCGTACCCGGGCATCTACACTTCGCCCGCCATGTGGAAATTGATTTTTAGTGCGTGCCCGCTCTCGTTACAGCAGGAGTTTGCCTGTAAGGCTAAATTGTGGGTGGCTCAATATGGTGTGACCGCTCCGGACCAGATCGGCCAGTGGAAGACGTATCACTTTTGGCAGTATGAAGCCGAGCCGGATTATTCTGTGTTCTCCGGCGCCGAGAGTGATTTCACTGATTGGTACGACCTGCCGGCAGCTGCGCCGATAAGTGAGCCGCCAGCGCCTACAGTGAGCGAAGATCGAGCAGCCATCCTGGACGAGGCTATCAAAGCGATCGAGGCGATCAAATGATTTTCGATATCCCACACGTTACCAATTTTGGATCTTCTTTCGGAAATCTCAAAGTGCAATGGGAGGTCGTACACCTCACGCCGGCGCGCAACGATAAAGCCGGCAGCTTGTTTGTTTATCTCGATATCGATTGGCTTGAATATATCCGCTACATGAACACAGCCGAAGCCTGGCAGTGGATGATCGGAGATTCAGGGACCATCATTTGGGGTATCAAAGATAAAAAGAATTTAGGTTCAAAGAAGAATAAGGCACGCATGCCGGTCATTGCGATCGGGGGAAATCAAATCGCTTATGACGATCTACAAAACGGATACGGTCAGGTGCAGGGAATGAGCGAGATAAATTATTTGTGCAAGCCAGCTGGCCAGCCTTGGTTTTGGCATCGGATTTATTGCGTGACGAAGTTGAAGCATGGCCAGGTCAGCGCGCCGCACGACACGCCGCACGGTCCTGCCTATATGCCCATCCTCGACGTGAACGCTTTCAAAAGGACGAAATCGCTCGCAGCCGGCGTGACGTATATCAAGGTCACATGAGCACATTCCCACAACGAATAAAGACTTTCACTCGTTGCTTTCCCCGCTTTACTTTGGATGGCGGCGGCATCCAAATGCGATCGTACCAGCTCGAGCCGGCAGCTGCCATCCTTGAAAGTGTCAAGCGGAATTTAGGCCGCTCGTTTGTGGTCATCATTTCTCGCCAATCCGGAAAGGATGAATTAGCCGCCAATCTCAAGGCTTATTTACTTTGCCGGTTCGCCGGTGAGGAGAGCGGAATTGTGGAAGTGAATCCAACCTATAAGCCGCAGACCATAAATGCGATCATGCGCCTCGAGCGCCGCATGAATACCAATTACATGACGCGCCTGTATTGGAAAAAGAGATCTGATTTCATGCGTTTTATGGGCAAAGCGACGTGTTCTTTTCTCTCCGGAGATGCGTCCGCAAATGTGGTCGGTGCAGTAGCTTCGCTCCTGCTGATCGTGAATGAGGCGCAGGATATCGAGCCGGCTATTTATGACAAAAATTTCGCTCCTATGGTTGCGTCGACTAACGCTACGCGTGTGTTTATGGGTACTTCTTGGACCTCTCAAACCTTACTTGCAAGAGAGCTGCGAGCCGCTCGGCAGGCAGAGCAAAGGGACGGTCATCGTCGCGTATTCTTATATACGGCCGATGATGTGCGAAAGGTTGTGCCGGCCTATGGTCATTATGTCGATGGTGAGATCAGTAAGCTCGGCCGACAGCATCCACTTGTTAAGACGCAGTATTTTTGCGAGGAGATCGATGCGCAGACTGGCATGTTCCCTGCAGTTCGCCGCGCGCTGATGAAAGGCGATCAGCCGGCGAAGGATAAACCTATTGACGGACAGGTTTATGTTTTCAGCATTGACGTGGCCGGCCAGGACGAAGTCGCGTTCAATGACCCTGAGAGCCAATATCTCAAGAACCCCGGGCGTGATGCGGTCACGCTCACGATAAGCCAGGTCGATTTAAGCGAATTGGAAACTTTGCAAGCGCCGATCTTTCGTGCCGTGCATCGTGAGCAGTGGACAGGCCGCAATCACATGGCGGTATTCGGTAAGCTGATGGCGCTGGCCGACAACTGGAAGCCGATGTATATCGTGATGGATGCGACCGGAGTAGGGGAGGGGCTTTGGGCGATGATGGAGCACAGATATCATGAGAAGGTCTTGCCCGTGAAGTTCACAGCGCAAAAGAAATCGGATATCGGATATCACTTCATCGGTATTATAGAGACCGGCCGCTTTCGTGATTGCTGCCCGACGCCCGAAGTGGACGAGCAGTATGCCGCTTGCGTGAGCGAGGTTCTTGTTGGACCTAATCACACGCTGCGCTGGTCGGTTCCCGAAGGCCGGCGCAATTCAAACGGCGAGTTAATCCATGACGACATCATAGTAGCGGATGCGCTCATTAGCGAAGTTGATGGCTTGGAATGGATTATTTCAACCGAGACAAAGATCGTGCAGGGAATTGACCCACTCAAAGAAATGGATGGTAATTTCTAATGACAAATACTCGCGTAGTTTATATTTCCGAAATCACCACCGGCAGCAAGTTCAGGACCATCGCCACGAATACAGCGAAGGCCAAGGCCGCAAAGAAGCGAGGGGTTAAGTGGGCTTCCTGCATTCCAAAAGATAGCGGAGGCAATTTCTTACAGCCATTCACGCGTGACGTAGCAAATCCAGCACCACGAAGAAAGACAGTCTGGAATGCGACGTTCGGTTGGATAACTCAATGGCCTCCCACGTTCAATATCTTTAACAAGCCGTGCCCCTGGGCGATTGGTCACACGTTCAGCCAGGAGAAAGCGGATTATTCGGGTTACAGCCTGATCGGTGCTACCGGCCAGACAAATACCACGTTCGATATCAAACCCATTAAATCAATTGGGTTTGGCAAATAGTAGGGGCGATGCCATCGGCTCGCCCAAAGGAGAATAGATCATGAGTTCAACACTCACCGCACTTATAGCAAAGCTTCAACCGCAGTTACTTGATAACGGCACGCTGTTCACAACTCCCA